TTACGCCTTCTTTATATCCTCCATAATTCCAGAGTGGGACATATTTGGGACATTATCACCAAAAATGTCGTCTATTTTCCTCGCATGCTCTGTCAAATGATTAGGCGCAAGGTGAGCATACCTACGAACCATTTCTATGGACTCCCATCCGCCCATTTCCTGAAGCACTGATAATGGGACGCCTGACTGAATCAGCCAGCTTGCCCAGGTGTGTCTGAGGTCATGGAAACGGAAATCTTCAATTCCTGCACGACGACAAGCTGATAGCCATGATGTCTTGCTGTCGATGCGCATCTTCCTGACCGCAGGCGTTGATGTTCCATCTGCTCGCTTAGCCGCCTTGGTATGTACAAACACCCATTTGTGATGCTTGCCTATTTGATCACGCAACACTTTACAGGCGGTATCGTTCAGCGCCACACCAATGGCGCGGTTTGATTTGCTCTCTTCTGGATTCACCCAGGCAACTCGTCGCTGCATGTCGATTTGTTGCCATTCCAGATTTATGATGTTCGACTTTCTCAGACCAGTTGCCAGCGCAAACTTGACGACAGATTTCAGTGGTTCGGGGCACTCATCAATAAGGCGTTTTGCTTCCTCCTTTTCCAGCCATCTGACTCGCTTGTTTCTGACCGCTGGTATCTTGATGACAGGCGCTTTTTCCAGCCACTTCCAGTCGCGTTCTGCAGCACGGAGAATGGCCTTTATCATGGCAAGATGCTTTGCCTTTGTCTGAGTTGATACTGGCTTTGGTTCATAAACAGGCGGTTCTTTACCTTTCCTGATGGCGGCCTGAACTTTCTGTTTCCATATTTCTTTCGTCTTTCTGTTATGCATTCTGCTTACAGCAGAGTAAATCTTTGCCTCCGAGATATCTTTAAGCCTTATACCCTCAAAATGTTCAAGCCAGAACTCAATCCGGCTTTTATCTGAATCGAGAGATTTTTTATCAGCTTTTTCCTCAAGCCATCTTAGGCAGGCCTCTTCAAAAGTGACATCAGGTAAATCCCCTAGCTTTTCTACTCGCCAGAGTTCTGCTTTTCGCTTGTCGTGCAACTCCTGAGCTTGCCGCTTGTCCTTTGTGCCAAGAGATTCCTTAATTCGTTTCCCGCCCGGGAGCGAATACGAGGCATACCATATTTCATTTCTGCGGAAGAGTGACATTTTCTTTCCTCTGTTATGCCATCACCCGCGCTCACCTGGACAGTATGCAGCGGAGACTGAAGCGCCGCAATGCAGGCTTGCCGTGTTGTGAGGTAAGGAGATTTTGGCTTGGTTGGATCTTTACGTGTTGCCTGTAGGCGGCCTGTTCGTATCCAGTTGGTGGCGGTTGGTCTGGATATCTTAAGAAACTGACAGGCCTCATCGAGTGTGAGGCTGTATGATTCCATGGTTACCTCTCTCAGGAGGGCGAATGACCAAAGAGACTCAATCAACAACTGTTTCAGCCACTGCTTCGCAGGCTGACGTTACTGACGTGGTGCAAGCGACGGAGGGCGAAAACGCCAGCGCGGCGCAGCCGGACGTGAACGCGCAGATCACCGCTGCGGTTGCGGCAGAAAACAGCCGCATTATGGGGATCCTCAACTGTGAGGAAGCTCACGGACGCGAAGAACAGGCACGTGTGCTGGCCGAAACCCCCGGTATGACCGTGGAAACGGCCCGCCGCATTCTGGCAGCTGCACCACAGAGTGCACAGGCGCGCAGTGACACTGCGCTGGATCGTCTGATGCAGGGGGCACCGGCACCACTGGCTGCAGGTAACCCGGCATCTGATGCCGTTAACGATTTGCTGAACACACCAGTGTAAGGGATGTTTATGACGAGCAAAGAAACCTTTACCCATTACCAGCCGCTGGGCAACAGTGACCCGGCACATACGGCAACCGCGCCCGGCGGATTGAGTGCGAAAGCGCCTGCAATGACCCCGCTGATGCTGGACACCTCCACCCGTAAGCTGGTTGCGTGGGATGGCACCACCGACGGTACTGCCGTTGGCATTCTGGCGGTTGATGCTGACCAGACCAGCACCACGCTGACGTTCTACAAGTCCGGCACGTTCCGTTATGAGGATGTGCTCTGGCCGGAGGCTGCCAGCGACGAGACGAAAAAACGGACCGCGTTTGCCGGAACGGCAATCAGCATCGTTTAACCTTACCCTTCATCACTAAAGGCCGCCTGTGCGGCTTTTTTTACGGGATTTTTTTATGTCGATGTACACAACCGCCCAGCTGCTGGCGGCAAATGAGCAGAAATTTAAGTTTGATCCGCTGTTTCTGCGTCTCTTTTTCCGTGAGAGCTATCCCTTTACCACGGAGAAAGTCTATCTCTCACAAATTCCGGGACTGGTAAACATGGCGCTGTACGTTTCGCCGATTGTTTCCGGTGAGGTTATCCGTTCCCGTGGCGGCTCCACCTCTGAATTTACGCCGGGATATGTCAAACCCAAGCATGAGGTGAATCCGCAGATGACCCTGCGTCGCCTGCCGGATGAAGATCCGCAGAATCTGGCGGACCCGGCTTACCGCCGCCGTCGCATCATCATGCAGAACATGCGAGACGAAGAGCTGGCCATTGCTCAGGTCGAAGAGATGCAGGCAGTTTCTGCTGTGCTTAAGGGCAAATACACCATGACCGGTGAAGCCTTCGATCCGGTTGAGGTGGATATGGGCCGCAGTGCGGCGAACAACATCACACAGTCCGGTGGTACGGAGTGGAGCAAGCGTGACAAGTCCACGTATGACCCGACCGACGATATCGAAGCCTATGCGCTGAACGCCAGCGGCGTGGTGAATATCATCGTGTTTGATCCGAAAGGCTGGGCGCTGTTCCGTTCCTTCAAAGCCGTCAAGGAGAAGCTGGATACCCGTCGCGGCTCTCATTCCGAGCTGGAGACAGCGGTAAAAGACCTGGGCGAAGCGGTGTCCTATAAGGGGATGTATGGCGATACGGCGATCGTCGTGTATTCCGGACAGTACGTGGAAAACGACGTCAAAAAGAACTTCCTGCCGGACAACACGATGGTGCTGGGGAACACTCAGGCACGCGGTCTGCGCACCTATCCGGCAGGAAACACTGAATGAATGCACCCGTGCGGAGCAGTCGGCCAGCGTGGTGCTCTGGGAAATCGACCTGACAGAGGTCGGTGGAGAACGTTATTTTTTCTGTAATGAGCAGAACGAAAAAGGTGAGCCGGTCACCTGGCAGGGGCGACAGTATCAGCCGTATCCCATTCAGGGGAGCGGTTTTGAACTGAATGGCAAAGGCACCAGTACGCGCCCCACGCTGACGGTTTCTAACCTGTACGGTATGGTCACCGGGATGGCGGAAGATATGCAGAGTCTGGTCGGCGGAACGGTGGTCCGGCGTAAGGTTTACGCCCGTTTTCTGGATGCGGTGAACTTCGTCAACGGAAACAGTGACGCCGATCCGGAGCAGGAGGTGATCAGCCGCTGGCGCATCGAGCAGTGCAGCGAACTGAGCGCGGTCAGTGCCTCTTTTGTACTGTCCACGCCGACGGAAACGGACGGTGCCGTTTTTCCGGGACGTATCATGCTGGCCAACACCTGCACCTGGACCTATCGCGGTGATGAGTGCGGTTATAGCGGTCCGGCGGTCGCGGATGAATATGATCAGCCGACGTCCGATATCACGAAGGATAAATGCAGCAAATGCCTGAGCGGCTGTAAGTTTCGCAATAACGTCGGCAACTTTGGCGGCTTCCTTTCCATTAACAAACTTTCGCAGTGAATCCCATGACAGAGACAGAATCAGCGATTCTGGCGCACGCCCGGCGATGTGCGCCAGCGGAGTCGTGCGGCTTCGTGGTGAGAACACCGGAGGGGGAAAGATATTTTCCCTGCGTGAATAAGGGACGCTTCCTGAACAACATTAACGCGGTCAGTAAAACAGACTTTGCTGATAAGCGTGGTATGCGTTATGTGCGGGTTAACGCTCCTGCAGGTGCAACATCTGGAAAATATTACCCTGTTGTTGTTATGCGTTCTGCTGGCTCAGTAAGCGAACTGGCATCAAGGGTCATTATCACCACGGCAACGCGAACCGCAGGCGATCCGATGAATAACTGCGAGTTTAACGGATTTGTTATGCCTGGTGGCTGGACTGACAGGGGGCGTTATGCTTATGGAATATTCTGGCAATATCAAAACAATGAACGAGCCATCCACTCAATAATGATGAGTAATAAGGGCGATGATTTGCGCTCTGTGTTCTATGTTGATGGCGCTGCTTTCCCTGTTTTTGCGTTTATCGAAGATGGCCTGTCAATATCCGCACCTGGTGCTGATCTCGTTGTTAATGATACGACCTATAAGTTTGGGGCAACAAATCCGGCGACTGAATGTATCGCGGCGGACGTTATCCTTGATTTTAAGAGTGGGCGTGGTTTTTATGAGTCTCATTCGTTAATCGTTAACGATAACTTGTCGTGCAAAAAACTTTTTGCCACAGACGAAATTGTAGCGCGTGGTGGTAATCAGATTCGAATGATAGGTGGGGAGTATGGGGCATTATGGCGTAATGATGGCGCTAAAACTTACCTGCTGCTTACCAATCAAGGTGATGTTTATGGTGGCTGGAATACATTAAGACCGTTTGCTATTGATAACGCAACCGGCGAACTGGTTATTGGAACCAAACTGTCCGCAAGTCTGAACGGTAATGCATTAACAGCAACAAAGCTGCAAACGCCAAGACGGGTTTCTGGTGTTGAGTTTGATGGTTCCAAAGATATTACTTTAACCGCCGCGCATGTGGCTGCTTTTGCCAGAAGGGCAACGGATACATATGCCGATGCGGATGGTGGCGTTCCCTGGAATGCCGAATCAGGCGCTTATAATGTCACCCGCTCTGGCGACAGCTATATTCTGGTTAACTTCTATACCGGAGTCGGAAGTTGCCGGACCTTGCAGATGAAGGCGCATTACAGAAATGGTGGTCTGTTCTACCGTTCTTCAAGAGACGGTTATGGTTTTGAGGATGACTGGGCAGAAGTTTATACCTCGAAAAATCTTCCACCAGAAAGCTACCCAGTCGGCGCACCAATCCCGTGGCCATCAGATACCGTTCCGTCTGGTTATGCCCTGATGCAGGGGCAGACTTTTGACAAATCTGCTTACCCGAAACTTGCAGCCGCTTATCCGTCAGGCGTGATCCCTGATATGCGTGGCTGGACGATTAAGGGCAAACCTGCCAGTGGTCGGGCCGTATTGTCTCAGGAACAGGACGGCATTAAATCGCATACCCACAGCGCCAGCGCATCCAGTACAGATTTGGGGACGAAAACCACATCGTCGTTTGATTACGGCACTAAATCCACGAATAACACTGGTGCGCATACCCATAGTTTAAGTGGCAGCACGAATGCAGCTGGTAATCACAGCCATAGAGATGGCCGTCGATTTAACCCCAGTGTTTTTAAAGATACTTATCAATATGGTTATACAAGCTCAGGTCAAAATACCTGGGGTGTACAAGGCTCAGTAGGTATGTCTACGGGGTGGTTAGCGAATACCAGTACAGATGGTAATCATAGCCATTCACTGTCCGGCACAGCAGCATCTGCAGGTGCACACGCGCATACTGTCGGTATTGGTGCTCATACGCACTCCGTTGCGATTGGTTCACATGGACACACCATCACCGTTAACGCTGCTGGTAACGCGGAAAACACCGTCAAAAACATCGCATTTAACTATATTGTGAGGCTTGCATAATGGCATTCAGAATGAGTGAACAACCACGGACCATAAAAATTTATAATCTGCTGGCCGGAACTAATGAATTTATTGGTGAAGGTGACGCATATATTCCGCCTCATACAGGTCTGCCAGCAAACAGTACCGATATTGCACCACCAGATATTCCTGCTGGCTTTGTGGCTGTTTTCAACAGTGATGAGGCATCGTGGCATCTCGTTGAAGATCATCGGGGTAAAACGGTTTATGACGTGGCTTCCGGCGACGCGTTATTTATTTCTGAACTCGGTCCGTTACCGAAAAATGTTACCTGGTTATCGCCGGAAGGGGAGTTTCAGAAGTGGAACGGCACAGCCTGGGTGAAGGATACGGAAGCAGAAAAACTGTTCCGGATCCGGGAGGCGGAAGAAACAAAAAACAACCTGATGCAGGTAGCCAGTGAGCATATTGCGCCGCTTCAGGATGCTGCAGATCTGGAAATTGCAACGGAGGAAGAAATCTCGTTGCTGGAAGCATGGAAAAAGTATCGGGTATTGCTGAACCGTGTTGATACGTCAACTGCACAGGATATTGAATGGCCAGCACTGCCGTAG